CGTTTCTCGTTTGATTTTGCATATGGTTTTATATGCCCCCTCACAGGCGTTGGGGGGTGGGGGTGCTGGGTTACCTGTTCCCTGAGCGCCTCCCAAAGTCGCCATACGCGTGCCACCGCCCTGACGGGGTGCTGTGGGATGGGGTTTCGCCGCACCTCCCACACTTTGTCACCCACGCCGAAGCCTTTCTGGGTCGTCTCAACCACCGTGTACTTGTTCGTCAAATGAGCGTAGCGGGCACTGAAAACCTCTGCTCCGTGTTCTAGCACACAAGTGATTCCCTCCAGGGCGCGTTCTACTGACATGGGCAAGCGTTCCACTGTTCGCGTGGTATCACCTTGGGCGTTACACACCCTTTCGTGTTGGCCATAGTCATACAATTCGTTGAGTTCTCCAATCTCAACGTCCATGGCTGGATAATACCACGCTGCTGTGGCTAAACGCATAGCAGCGACTTGCCTTTCACGAAAGGCTGCGCGCTCGAATGTCACGCCCCGGGCGGCGTCGGCCACCGTTTCCTCCGGCACTGTCAACCTGTAGGCCAACAAGCCCCTATTCGCCGCATACGCAGGCCCGATCTCCCCTTGCAAATGGGGGAAAAGACGCAGCAAGGCCTCGCGGATGATGGGGATGTCTCGCCCACCACTGTACCAGAAATCCTCTCTGGCACGTAAAAACGTCAGGGCGTAGAGAACCGCCTTCTCTCCCCCAAACCCTTGGGGTACCCGTAGACGCAGCATCAGGCCCCGCGTCAAGTATCGCATGGGGCCGGCACACATTGTTGGGATTCCGGGTGTTTCCGGAGCCGGCGTCTCCCCCTCATTCGGTTGCCGCCAGTAAAAGAATCGCGAGCAAAAGCTGGCTGCGGCATAATCATCATGAGTATCTACGAGGGACGGCTCATGTCCCCCGTCTTGGATGGCCTGTTTGTAAATGGCGAACAGTTTATGCATATGCAATGGGGAAATGAAAGCACACAAGGAATCATCCCCCAGCACAAGTAGATCCACCAAATATTTGCGCATGTGTGCTGGTGATTCCACAATACATTTGTGCGCCGCGTACGCGTGCAAGCATGCCACCCACAATGTGTTCCCACATGATGTCTGGGGGTCGCCGGACCTCCTTTGGCTGTCCACGACATAGTCAATTACTGGAATCGCTTGCCCCTTGATGTTCATTGAAATTGTGCCCTCTGTGCGTGCAGCGGCCTGATCCACGGCCCGCCACACGTCCAGGTTTCGCCTGCGTTCACCTGGGAAGAGTCGTCCATTCTCGTCGACGAACAGTTCTTGCACCACAATTAATTCGGGCAACAAGGCTTTGATCCAATCTGCCTCGTTCTTGGTTGCCATCGGGTGGAACGATCCATCGAACGATTTGATGTCACATTCGACCACCCTCTTCCCGCGCTGAGCGAACAACCATTCTCCGCAGTACTCAGGAGATGTGCCTACTGCGTATTTGAACCTATACTCCTGCCCGCGTATGGTGTATCTCTTCTTACCGTCCAGCGCATGGTGAATCGCTTCCTGGGCTAGAAACATCAGATACCTGTATTCTACCGGCAATTTTGGGGACTGGATCACCCGCGGTTTCTCGCACGTGTCTTTAGGTGCGGATTGTTCAACTTTCACGAAAGCGGAGACCCGCCCGAACGTTGGAAAGCCGGGTATGTTCAGGTATGAGTTGCTCTCTTGGGCATACCGCCGCTTCTTTGCCAAATTGAACCGTGACCACCATTCTTCAAAGGTGTGTTTTTCCTGCATTTTGGCCATTTGTTTCTTTAGTTCGGGCATGATGGCTGCCATGTATTCAGCCCGAAACTGGTCAAAATCGGTCGTTGGTTGAAATTTCAGGGGGCGACAGTGTCGAACCAGCAATGCTTTCACGTTATTCCAAACCGTGGATGCATACACTGGTTGTTCTCGGTCACACTGCATGCCCAGCTGTTGATATTCCAATCGGATTTTGTGCGGTTCATTCAGCACGGCGTGTACATCAATTGGGCATTTTTCCAATGCCGTGAGTGCGCAACCCTGTCGCACCTCGAACTTCTCAACTTTTGTTGCGCCGGGTTCTGGTGCCGAGGTATTGGCCACCGCTAACCCTCGGGTCAGCTTATACTGATCTGGGACTACCCAGTTGTATGTTGCATGCACCATCGTGGGGAACACCCACTGGAAGAAAAACATTGGGGCGGCGCGTCCGAACACCACTTTGTTCAGCCACAGCCCACTCAATGTCACAACGTAGTGCATGGTCACGTAGTAGATCAGGGTGAAAACCTCCAGGTACACCCGACGCTGCGTCATGGGGGACCACCCCTCCGGGGTTGGTGCCCTCCTCCCCTCGAATTCTCCCAAGGGGCCCTCCTCAACGGGTTCCCCCTCGTCAGCATCCATCTCGTCCAAGACCGTCACGGGTGGATGTTCGTGCAACACAATATGAGCCGGTGGTGCGGATGGTTCATAGTACAAAGCATGGACTGGTGTTGCACCGTCAACCGGTGTGGGAGTGGGTGGCTCCATCACTTCCAGTTCTGTGGTCTCTCCTTCTGGCCCAACCAAGTGCAGGGCCTCCTCAGCCGCTTGCCGTCGGCGGAGGCGTTTCCGTGCGCGTTTTGTCAGTTTGGCCACGGCCACAGTAAAACAGCCGCCCACTGCGCATGTCCC